CTCGATACGCGCCACGCGCGACGCAGCAGATCATGGAGAATCCGCAGGCGGGGGCGACGACCTCGAAAGAGCAACTGGCCTGGAACATCATGTTCGAGGAAGGAACTGATGCTTTCGGTCGGGCTGGAATGGGGGCTCCGGTGTTGATCGACTACGACGCGGAAGAACTCCAGGACGAGGACATGCACACCGAAACACCAACAGGCTTATCCAACATACTCGGAACCGGCCTGTACGGCTAGTCCAGAAAACGGAAATTCAAGATTCAGAAATATCGAACAGGGCCAGCGGCCTGTCAGAAGATTGTAGCAAAAATCATACAAGGAACACACAATGTCCGAACAGAACAAGCTCGTTGAACTTCCGGGAAACCTTGAGTCTCCCAATATGACCAAAGCCGAAGACTTCAAGGTCGCCACCCCGAAGCAGGGACTTGCTGAGGGCGCGAACCAGCTTGTCAAGGCGGCCGAGTCACCCACTTTGGCTCGCGGCGAAGACTTCAAGGTCGGCCAGTCGAAGTCCGAAGAGGGCACGAAGGTGAAGTGCGATTGGGGCGTCGATCTGGAGTCCGGCGATGCAACACCCAACGTGGAGTACGACCGCCTAGCGTAGCCTCCGAACCTTCACCCTTTAGAGGCTAGGCAATGATTCTCGAATCTCAGGTAGTTGACAACACCGCCCCAATTCTGGAGAGCGAAGCCAAAGAAGCAGTCCGCAACGACGGATTGTACTCTGACGATCCCGCGCTCCGTCTTGTGGTATCCGATAGTATAAAAGCTGAGAATTTCGCGCAGAGCAAGGCGTGGGTCCTCAACTGGAACGGTGCGTCCATACTCTACCAGTCGCCGGAAACCCCGCGCTACTGGCAAGGGACGAACGTGCCCGCGGCCAGCGTGCCTTTCTTCACCGTCGCGACGGCCGTCAACTCTCTGGTTCCACAGATCACGACAGGGTTGTTCTTTGACTCGCCGCCGTTCATGGCGCAGGAGCGACCGGGAACCACGGCGCAGGCGTCCCGCGCGATTCAGGCACTCCTCGGCTACCAGCTTGAAGACATCAACTTCGAGACCGAGGTCACTTCCGGAGTCACCAACGCCTGTCTGTTCGGAACGGGCATCTGGAAGTGGGGATGGGAGAAGTTCACCAAGACCCGCAAGATCTTCAAGCTCAATTCTCCTCCCGTAGAGCTTCAGTCCAGCGTCCCTGGCCTCAGCATTCCGCCGCTGACTGACGACGAACTGGAAGAAAAAGTCATCGAGGAGGTCGTCGATCGACCGACCTTCGAGCACATCGTTAACCTGCGGCAGGTTCTGGTCGATCCAGGCCTGAACGTACCCGACATCCGCAAGGCAAAGTACGTCATCCACCGCCTGTACATGACGTGGAAGGACTTGAACAAGCTCCGCGACCGCCCAGGGTTCAATATCCCGAGCGAGAACGAGCTGCTCGAACTGTTCCTGCCGCCGGCGGAAGACCCCGATCCTGCTGTGCAGGAAGAGGGCAACAAGAACCCGATGTACGACGCGCGCGCCGCGAACCGTTGGGACGACACCTCCATCAATCCTTTGGAAGATCCGTTAGAGGTCTTGGAGCGGTGGGACAACGAGACTTATACCTGCGTGTTGCAGAAGAAACTGGTGCTCTGCAATGACCTCAACCCTTACGGGAAGATTCCGTTCTTCTCCGTGAATTGGTGGGACGTACCTGAAGCCTTCTGGGGGATGGGCGTCGCCCGGACGATCGGCGCCGAGCAGCGGCTACAGCAGGGCATCACCAATATCTGGCTGGATCAGGCCTCGCTCAACCTCAACGGCGTATACGTCCGTGTTCGAGGCAAGAGCATACCGACCCAAAATATCCGAGTCGCGCCGGGCAAGGTCATCGAGGTGGACACCAAGGACGACTTCAAGCCCCTCGATCGACAGCCCGCCGTACCGGAAGCCGGACAGCATCTTCAGATGTCTCAGGCGCGAGCCGAGCAGGTATCTGGGGCGAACGAAACAGCGACGCAGGGGATTGCGGGAGCCAGCGGACATTCCAATATGGCGCGCTCCTCTGCCGGCGCTCAGTTCCTAGCCTCCGGTGCTGGCAGCAGGCCTGCGTTCTTCGTGGGCAAGCTGTCTACTCAGGTCTTCGTGCCGTGGCTGTATGAGATGTACGAGATGGACAAGGCGATGCTGCCTATCTCCCAACTCAAGTACATCCTCAACGATGAGTTGCAGCACGAATATCTGAAGGACGGCGGGAGCATAGTTGACCTGCTGAACGCTCGCGTCAAGTTCTCAGTGCTCGCCGGTGCGAAGATGCAGACCCGCCGCAACATGGCGCAGGCTCTGCCTCTGGTCACGCAGTTCATCACCAACCAGCAGACCGAGAACCAACTCGCGACGCAGGGCAAGAAGGTCGATGTTGCCGAACTGATCCGACTCACTTTTGAAACGGCAGACCTTAAGACGTTCAACGACATCATCGTTGACATGACCCCGCAGGACACAGCCCGCTGGCAGCAGATGCAGAACGGCCAGACCAACGCCAAGCTGCAAGGCGCACAGGCCCTCCAGCAGCAGAAGTTCGAGCAGGAGCAGCAACTGCTTGACCAAGCCAACGAGGCCCGCGCCGGACGCGACGTACTCCGAGAAGAAATAAAGAAGGCCGTAGAGCCCGAAGCTCTGACCGGGGCACCAAACGAAAGCGACACGGGATTGGGGAGTTTCTAGATGACACCGTCTGCGGAGCAGAGAATCATAGTCGAGTATAAGGACTACCTCAATTTTTCGGGGTGCAAGTACAAAGACCGCCTACTGTCGGGTTTCCTGCCTTTTATCACCCCCGATGACGCCCTTCAAATAATCGCCTCCGCGATGGAGAGAGGCTGGTAACATGATACCGTCCGCAGACAACATGGTTGCAGAAATCGAGGAGACCCTCGGCGAACTCAACGAAGACGACCGAGCCGAACTCGACTTGTGGGAAAAAGGAAGAGAACTTCAGTCTATCGTGAACACACGAGGATTCGAGATCATTCTGGATACCCTGCAATCGTACGTGGACAACGCAAACGACTCTCTGATTAGGCTGGCCCCCGGCGATCCCGCTGTCATTACGGCCCACGCCGCTGTTAGTGCGGCGAGTCAGTTGGTCAATTACTTCAAGGAAGACATCAACGCGGCAGTAGAGGCGTCCCACAAGTCGCCCAACGCGTTGAAAAGAGCAGTAGCAGGATTACAACCGTAGTCGTCCAGAAACACGTTAAACCAAACAAATCATCCGTTCTTGTCGGATTACAAGAGGAGATCGTAAATGACAGAAGTTGAGAAAGACCCTTGGCTGGACGATGAATTCGCACAGCCCTACAGCGACCCGCACGGCGTCGCCTTGATGGATGACCTGGCAGAGATCGAGCGCGAAGACCCCGCGCAGTTTCCTGTCCAGTTGAATCCGGAGACCGTCACTAACATCCCCGCACCGGCCGCCCCTGAACCCGTACAGGTCGCAGAACCTGTCGAACCCGAGGAGCCGGCCGGTCCAGAAGTCATCGAACTCGACGGCGGGGGTACCCTCACGATCGAGAAGAAGGGCAAAAAGTGGTGTGCGTCGCTCGACGCAGGAGCCGGCGGAGTCCAGAACTTTTACGGGCAGAACAAGAATGAGTTGCTGGTTGCTGCGTTCAAAGCGCAGGCCAACGCCACCCGTAAGATCCGCGACCTGAACCGGCAAGTCAAACTAGGCCCTGTCGCCGCGGAACCGCAGGCACCCAAGCCGGCGAAACCGCAGTCCCGCGAACTCTCGGCGGATGAGGTCACGGAGATCGCACTGGAGCTAAAGACGAACCCAGATGCCGCGCTCGAAAAGTGGTTGCAGAAGAAAACCGGCATGACCTCGCAGCAACTGTCCGACCTTTCCCGACAGGTGCGCGATGGCACAGAGGCGAAGCAGGAACTTACCGCGGAGCAGGTCAACAAGTCCTTCCTCCAGCGGAACCCCGACTTCTTCCCAGACGCCAAATACGAAAATTTCTCTTCCCTTGTCGAGTATCTCGGGAAGTACAAGCTAGGAAAGACCATTCCCACTCGTGCAACAGGAGAAGCTCGCGAGGCACTTATCGACGAGTTCTACCACACGTTGCTCGAAGGCGGCGAATGGACTGTCCAGAATCTGGAAGACGCTTTCAACGACCTGAACACAAGCGGATTGCTTGTCTCCCGTCCGACGCCTGCTCCAGCACCCCAACCTTCAGCAGTCGCGCCAGCACCACCGGCCGCTGCCCAGCCGCGCACTGACGACAGGATTGTTCGCACAGAGACGCGCCCGAGGGCGAGCTTAGGGATCCGAACTTCGGAGGCGCAACCCGCCGCACCGATGCCGACCCCGCTGTCCTCCGCCGACGACCCGGATAACATGACGACTGAACAACTCCTCTCCGCAATCCGGAGGGAGGGCCAGAAGTTACGAACCCCGCGTCCGCGCTAGAGAAATCTAGCAGTACCAAAGGTACCATAAATGAGTTACTCACCAGCATCAGAACTTGTGGCCAACGGCAATCTGCCGAACTTGCTCGCGACGTACTACGCGAAGCAGGCAATTCCGAACCTCAAGGCTCAAACCCCGTTCCTGAGCTTCACGAAGCAGAAGCCGCTTCCTCTGCGCTCCGGAAACAACATCCAGTTCTACACCTACGCTCTGCTATCCGCAAACACGAATCAGCAGGCTGAGGGGACCGTGGGCTCCCCGATCAGCGAGTCCAGCACCAAGATCGCAGCAACGATGGGTCAGTACGCGGATTTCATCAACTGCTCCGACCTCTCGCTGGACGTTGCGATCGACGACCCTGGTTTGTTACAGAACCTCAGCAACGAACTGAACTACCGCCTCGCGCTGTCCCTCAACACTCTGGTTCAACTCACCGCCGACTCAGCCACATCGGTTGACTCGCTCGTGAACATCCAGCTTGCCAACGGCAGCTACCTGACGGCGAACAACATCCGCTCCGCGGTGCAGTCTCTGGTTGGCGTAAATGCGCGGCCTCTGACGGCATCCGGCGACTTCGGTGGAGTCATCCACCCGGCAGTCGTAAAAGATGTTTTGAACGATACCTCCTTCAATGGTCTGTCCGACATCCTGAAGCGCGGTAGCGACGCAGACCGCAAGATCCTGATGTCCACCCCCAGCAATGAGGATGCCATCACCTTCGCGGGTTGCAAGTTCAAGCAGACCACGACTGCGCCGACGACCACGATCAGCTCGAATACCTATTACCAAAGTTATATTTTTGCAGACGACGCGATTTTCAGCGTCTTCCTCGGCAAGAATCCGGAAAGCGGAGAGAAGAACTACAAACTCTTCGTTCAGATGGCACCCGAGAACGGAAGCGTTTCCGATCCGTCTCGTGTGATAGGCGGCTGGACGAGCTATAACGTGCGTTATACCAACACTTTACGACCTGGTAGCACCATGGTACTCCGGAGGTTGCAATCGGAGTCGAGCAGCTCGTAAAAATGGTTGAGAAATTCCGCAACTTTCTTTGCGCTTCGGCGTCTAAGTTAGTGAGGTGGATTCCAACGCTCACGAGAAGGGGGCATCAGCCGACACTGGTACCCCCGACTCGACAACCTCTTGTCGGAGAGATCAAATCCATATGGTGGGCCGGCAAACGCCGGGTTTTTACCCTAGACATCTTTCGGGAGCCAAGAAAATGAGCCGCATCAGCACCGATCTTTTAGCCGCGGGCCTCGGCCTTATACTGGCCACCCTTGTCCGCTTCGGAGTCATCCATCAGGTTCGATTTTAATGAGGGCTTATCTACGAACTCGTCCTACTCTTTCTGCTGTGGCCTTTCCACCACAAGCAGGCACCGCCGGTCACTCCCGATCCTTGGGTAGTGATGACCCCCGCTGGGCCTTATGTGGTGCCCGAGCAGGACTGCTTTGAAGACCGGGGGAGAACGTGGTTTGTGGGACCGGACGGGGCGATTACCACCGGCGCAGACTGCGGGGATGCGTTTCAGAAGTGGTGGCACGTAAAGCCGCCCAAGATTTCGATGTACAGCATATAGGAGACCTGATGCCCAAGAAAATGGAAGCCGCGCTGAAGCGCGAAGCAAAGAAGAAGGGCCTCAGCAAAAAGAAGGCTGGTGCATACGTCTACGGTACGATGCGCAAAGAGGGATGGACTCCAAAGAAGAAAGCCAAGAAGAAGTAATGGCCCCGCTCAACGTCGCCTATGGCTGGACTTGCGCGCTCGACTTTATGACCGACCAAGAGCGACCGAGTCTGAAGTGTATGGATCAATGCGGGATCGTCGAGGTCGTAACCATCTCGCGGACAGACTTTGAGGCTTTGATCGAACTGGCCGGTATCCGAGAGTCCGACATTGTGGCGAGTTCTGTAGGACCTATGGTGTGGCAGAAATAATTGCAACCTTTTTCGACGGAGGGTCGTCTAAGGTATTATGAGTTTCGTCCAGAAAATGGACAACATTAGGCGGTACCGCTTGTGGTACTGAACGCCGTACTACTCTGAGGAGCCCTCTGGGGGCGTTGATCCAGAGTAGGGCACCGCTTCCCGATGTGCTTATCTCGCGATAGGGAGGTCCGTCCGGACGGATTGCGAGACACTTTGATACGCGGGCTCGCCCGCTTAGAACCTCCACGGGGTCGATCACCAGAGCGGCCTCAGCCTTTGCCCCACCTGTACCCACCTACTCACATCGAGGAATTGGGCTTGGAGTCAGAAGCCGTCCGTACAGACGACTCGACGTGGAGTTTCCCCTCCCCGCCGCGAAGAATGAACGTGGTTGTAGGGCCGCCACGAGTCCCTGCAAAGCACATCGCCGACCAGACCACCCTCCGGCGTCCCTGCTGGGAAAACCAGTTCAAAATGTGCGGTTGACTTCTGGCTCATTTGTTCCCTTTTTGAGGTCAGTTGTACCCTTTTTGAGTACAGCAAATTTCGACCAAACCCCGTAAATAAGGGTTTTGTTACAATGAATGGCGTTTTTCGTCCAACCAAGGAGAAAAAGGGTAAATATGTCAACTATCGGTATCAATTTCGGGGATCGTGAGCGCAACTTCGGCCACCTACCCGAGCAGCACCTCTTCCATATCGCCGTAAACGAGTCGGCGATCTACGAATATCGACTGTACGCGGTCGAGGTCATGCTCGCAAAAGGGTACAAATCGGCAGATAAGCCGGAGTTGGCCGCCCTCCGAGCGGTGGTTTTGAAGGACAAAGGATCCTCGGAGGCCATCGAGGCCGCCAAAAGGAACGCGGCCGAGGCTCGACTCCAAAGAATGGACGAGGCTGTGGCCGAGGGACACGCTCTCAACGACCATTCCCAAGCCGAGTACGGTGCTCTCCGGGCGTCCGTAACCACCGCAACGCTCTCTCAAGAGCCGATCGACGACCGAACCGACTTTCCTCCCGTCCAGAAAATGGACGAACCAAGTGTAGCACAAGATAGTGTGGCACAAGACAGTGCTACACGAGCTCCTGAAGTAGAGCCTCGGATCGAGGCCGCGAGTCAGGAAGCTGCAACACCAAGCACCTCCGAACAAAATCAGCTTCATCAATAGCTTCAGGAGAATACTAAATGGCTAACATGAACACAATCGTGGCGTTGACTAACTTCAATCCCACGCCGTCCAATACCACGACCGAGCGAAACATTCTTCAGCCGATTGCGGTCTCCACCACGACCGAGACCGTCTTTACTGTCGGCACCAACGTGGTGAGCACCTACAGTCCGGCCGTCATCTCTGTGCCCGTACAGACCAGCATCGTGGGCAGCGGCACCGGAATTACGGTCGGCAGCAACCCAGCCCTTCTGGTCAATCAGTACGGCGCGTACTCGTCCATACCCAACAACCTCGGCCGGCCGTACTTCACCTCGGACTCCTTCAACGGGCGTGCATTCAAGGTGCGCGCGCAGGGTACTTTCACGTCGGGCGTCGCCTCGAACGACATCCAAATCAAGCTGTACCTCGGCACCTCGGCAACTGTCTTATCCGACCTTGCGATTACCAGCATCAGTACCGGAACCGGCGGGGCGTTCGGCGCCGTGTCCGGCCACTTCCTGTTGGAGACCGTCCTGATTTGGGACATAACCACAGGTAAAGTGGACGGCTTGATCTCGGACGGCATCATCGGTGTGTCCGGTGTCGCCGGTACTCTCGGAACGCAGGCCGCCGTCACACAGGTTGCCGCTGCCGCCGCGACCAACCTAAACTTCGTATGTTCTGCGAAGTGGAACGCCGGGAACGCCGGAAACACCGTCAGCCTGACTGAGTTCGCGATCGACCTCAACTAAGGAGCGAAAATGTCGAACTCCAACAGCGTAGCTGGTTTCGCCACAAGTGGAACCATCAGAAATACGTTCCCGACGCAGGCGGTAGCCACCACAACGGAGACCGCTCTGACCGTCAACACGGATACGGGAACCGCTGTCTACAACTTGGGACTTCCCTACGGATCAACAGCCGTAGGGGCCCAAGCCCCTGTAGACGTAAACTCCAACTCCGCGGTGATTCGCCGGTCTGGGCGGGACTACGGTGTTCCAAGCGGCGTCGGCAACAGCCAGTTCTCCACTTCCTCCTGGGACGGGTATCCGTTCCGTTCAAGGTGCGAATGGCCGGAATAGGAAACGCCGCGGCGCAACTCGCCACGCCGGTCAACGGTACGTTCACGACTGCAACCACAGGCGGAACGCTGCTCGACTTGACCACCTACTACTACCGCGTAGCCGCCGTCAACGCATCGGGCGGTACCTCCTTGGCCTCCACAGAGACCAGCCTTGAGACCGGCAACTCTACGGGGAACACTAACACCCTCACGGTGAAGTGGGCGGCCGTAACGGGCGCCACGACCTACAAAGTCTACGGACGCAGCACGGGAGCCGAACTGCTTATGGCCACCGTAACTGCTCCGACTCTTCAGTGGGTGGACGACGGCTCCGTGACACCCTCCGGCGCACTACCCACATCAGCTACGTCCGATGTCACCTTGAATCTATATCAGGGGACCTCGACCACGCTATCTGGGGATCACGCGATTGGAACCACAGGCGCCGTCGCGATTGCGACGGCCGGCGGGGCGTTCAACTTCCTTATCGAAGCCACCTTGCTGTGGGACGCAACTTCGCAAACCCTGTCCGGCGGATATACGGCGAACATCGGGTATGGCTCGTCCTCCCACTTCGTTGGCCCGACCGTCGTAACCAATGTCGTCGGCAGTCTGCCGATCGCCTCGGTGGCCTTCCTCGGCTCCGTCACATTCGGGTTTGCCTCCTCGGCCAACTCCGTGACGCTGCGAGAGTTCACGATCGACAAAACCTAGTCGTCCAGAAAATGGACAGAAATGGTGAAGCGTGAGCGATTACGACCTCGACCAAATAGATCCAGACATAGCCGCGGCGGATGAAGTGCTTGGAATGGAGTGTAACGGGTGTGCCCGATTGCTCTCTTTTAAGCACTTCCGTCGCGACACCTCCCGCCGAACAGGGTATTCTCCCAGATGCATTCATTGTGAGGCCGAGCCTTCCCTATCAATGGAGGAGCATACCGCTCGCCTTCGAGAGCGCAACGTAGGTTCGGCCGCCGTCAAAGCGCAAAGGCACGAAGACCAGGAGGAGTTCCGCAAAACTGACGCCCGCTGGGGCAAGGTGATGCACACCTCCGACCTCCTCCTCAAGCTGCACCGCGTCGTGCCTTGTCTGTTTATCAAAGAAGGCGGCATAGCCGGCGATCTCGCGATGTACGTCACGGCGCCCGGCCCCCGCAAGGACTGGGACGGTAAGAACTACAAGTACCTCGGCTATGTCACCTACGGCGAACTCCCAGAATACTCGATCTACCAGTTCAACGACAAGATCGACGTGATGGTTCGGGAAGAAATTCGCGGGTGGCGCACGGTTCTCCTTCGGTTCATCAAGGCAGACGTGCTGACCGAGGAGCAGTGCGACAAAGTATTCGGCAAGCCCTCCTCCCGAGGAAGCGCCGTTTGGTACAAACAGCTTTACAACCACAGAAATCAAGCAGTAGCAGCATAACCCACCCCGTCGCCGTCGGATTACGGCAGGAGCATGGCATGACAGAAGCAGCAGAAGTTGACACCGCGTTTGAAGTAGAAGCAGACTCTCTAGCCCCCACCCTCAAGCGTGGCCAGAAACCCAAGGCCGTCGAGGCGATGTCCACCGAGGACCTCGTCGAGTTGTTCGCCAAGGTTATCGGGAACTCCAACCAGCAACTTGCCGACAGCATCTTGAAGCTCCGCGAGGAGCCGGTTGACCCCGCAAAGCAGGCCAACGAGAAGTTCGATCGCGAGCAAGCCCGCAAGCAGCGCCAGCGCATCGAGGCGGCAGTCAAGCAGGCGCAGAAGGACTGCCCGCACCTAGCCGGATCCAACTCCCTGAGTGACCAGCCCGACTTGCTCGGCCGTACCTGCATCATCTGGCACACCTCGGACAGTTCGGAGACCTACGGTCTCTGCCTCAACTGCCAGCGTCAGTTCCACGAGAACGACGAGGACTACGCGATGTGGCGACGCAAGCCGAGCATCTGTAAACAGTCCCGCGCCGGCGAGCGGTTCTTCTCCGATCCTATGCGCGCCCGAGCGATCGCTCGTGGCGAAATAGCCAGCAACTAGCGAGTGGACTAGGAGGAAATGTGGCCTCTGCTGCGTTCAAGAGATGGGTGTGTCAAAACGTCGAGGCGGTTCGCGACTACCTGCACTTGCAGGACTGGCGCGTTGACTGCGAGTTCGACGTAGACGATGAGGACATGGGTAATAACACGGCCACCGTCGCCAGTTGCAACATATCCAGCGACTACTTCAAGGCCACCTTTAGCTTCACGAAGTTCGCCGAGACTTTGTGGAAATCCAAGGAGTATGAGACCCTCTTTCAGT